TTGAATTGAAATGCTCCAACTATCCGAAGTCCCGGAATCGGGTGTGAAGTGAAATGCTCCAACTACATGAATTATTGCACACCACTTAGAAAAATAGAAGCCGCCCTGTTATTAATCGCTTACAATATTCCCAAAGGAGATGGACTAAATGAGCGAAATATCATTTGCTGAAATTTTTTTATCAAGACTACATGAGAAACCCGAATTTAAAAAAGAAGATATAAGGGAGGCTTTGGAAGAAGTTGAATCGTAAGCGATTAATAACAGGGCTTGGTATAACCGGTTTGTTTGTTGCTCCAGTTATAGTAGACATAGTCGTGCTTGTAATTAGTATTTTCCTGATTATAAAAGAATTTAATGTTATGGGGAAAGAGATGGTAGTAAAATCTGCTTGATACAAGAATAAGAAGTAGATATTAGATGTCGTGTCACTAGAAGTCTATTGGACGCTATACTTTTTTATATGTGCCATTAAACGATATGATTATTACTAGTATAGACTGAATTCCGCGAGAACCGCAACGTCAAAGCATCGCCGTAGCCCACTACGACTACACTTTGCCATTACGGTTTTCGCGAAATCATCCTCACCGTATCAGCAAGTTATTTAATGTCGTCTATATAGTTACTAACTTAGAAGTTGTAAGATATCGTTTATGATTTCCGCTCTGTTTTTTACTTTTCCATTCCAGTTTTCCGATACTATTTCATACAACATGTAATTAAAAATGTTTTTCATGAATTTTTCGTTTCTATGTACCATGAGAAGTACAAATATAATTTCATATAGTTGTTGTTCTTCTAAATGCTTTATCAAATTTTTCATTATATCCATGTTCATGTGCTTATCATTTGGTGTACAGATCAAGTACCAAAAACCAGGGTACTTATTTATCCACCTTAGAAAATGGACTGTTTGTTTATCCCTTTTTGTTATCTTCTCCATAGCAGAACTCCTTTATCTGATCACACTGAAGCAACTCAAAAACTGCTTGTGCACCTAATCTCATTCCTATCTCAGCATATACTTCCTGATTCACCAAAATGGCGTTACAAACCAACTCAAAAACTGCATCACGTACTATTCCATCAGGATAAAGACTTCCATGAATGTCATTAATGGTTGTTCCCTATCACGTATTCTATCTTCGTAATTAACTGTATCGGATCTTTTAAAATCCTCGGGTTCTAAACCATCTAAACCCTGTAAAAATAATGCACGTATCTCCTGTATGTTTGCCCGGTTAATAATCTTATCATATTCCGTCATTTTCAATTACCTCCATGTAATTATTAAATCTCTAGTATCAATCTTTACTTATTTCATGAGGTGTACAGAGTGATTTTGACTTTTGTATTTCACACTCTTTTACCGACTTTAACCTTTTCTTTCATGTTTATATCCTGTAAGCCACGCATGATTAAATCTTTAATCATTTCGTTCTGCGTGTTTTTGTAATAGGTTTTTTTTGCTTCATTCAGTTCCTGATTCAATTCGGTGGTTATGGATATAGTGAAACTTTTTTTATCGGTAGTCATGCGATCACCTCCTTCCGGTGCAGTGGTTCACTAGCTTTCTAAAATCATTATAGTGGTTCACTGAACCACTGTCAACAAGTTTTAAAATAATCAATCCATATGGTATAAACTCATTTGACTTCTATGGTTCACTGGTGTACACTTTCTAGTGAGGTGATAAATATGGCAACAAATAAGCCGCGATATACTGTATCAGTGGACGATCAACTGTTTCAACAAATTGAAGATTTTCGGTTTGAAAATCGTTTCCGAAGTCGTTCCGAAGCCACAGTAGAACTAATAAAACGTGGACTTGAGCAGATTAAAAAGGAAAAGGCGGAGAAACTCTGATATAAAAAAAACTCGAACTCGTGCAAGGGACACCCCAAAAGGGCACAAGATATGTAGTTGTAAAAAGCAGGACGGCGGAATAGTTAATTTATTTCGCCGCTATTTTTGTTTGCGTTTTGATGTATATTTAAGAAAGAACGAAAGAACAATCCATACCACATCTAGGTTTTATAAATTCCATTCGTAATTACTAAACGCACGAGGTTTGTAACTCGTGCGTTTGTGTATTTGCTACCTTAGTTAAGTAAAATTATACTTCATTAACCCTAAAATTATAATTCTTTCATCGACTATTATAAATGTCAATATTTAAGGAGTATTTTTATATTAGCTACCCTCGCAGCTAATTACCAATATATACCAGTAGATATATTAAAATAAAAATTGTTAAATAAAGGAAAGATAACCAAAATAAAGAAATACTAATTAAGTCGAAGAGTAGACAACAAAATACTGGATGGAAAATTCATTAGAGTAAGATAAGAGGTTAAAACGACACAGTGATATTATCACGAAGCATCCTGAATTTAGGGAATCTTATATACTTAATTGGTACGCATGGGGGATGGCCATACAAGTCAATCCATCAGACTGTTATGAGAAGCGACCAGTGGAGCACCACAATAGTACTTTATATTATAGAGAAACTCTATAATATAATAACTGCTGTACGGTACCTTACCATCTGTGAAAACTGCGGATATAATTATGGCAAAGCGCTACATTGTAGCAAGACCTTATTGTTCTTGTTATTCATGGGTCAAACATTGTTTGACTATCAGTCACTTCACGAATCGCCTAGATTGCATTAAGATACTTTACATGGGAGAAGGAGGTTTAGATGGTGATTGGGTCTAGTATTAGATATTATCGGAGAAGGTGTAATATGACACAAGAGCAGCTTGCAGAGGCATCTAACTTAACGGCAAATTTCATCTCACTGATTGAAAATGGAAGAAAGCCGGCAGGACATAAAAGCTTAGCAAGAATAGCCAAGGCGTTAGATATACCGATATCTTTTTTGTCGCGTCATTATGATGATGAAACAGTAAAGCAATCAATTGATATAATTGAGGATCTTGCAGACTGTTCTGAAAGAGAATTATTTATAATACATAGTACTATCAAAGGTCTTAAGAATTCATTACGAATAGTTAACTTTTCTTAGAAACTTCCATCTCCCTTTATTAAAACACAACTGAATAGCCAATATGCATAGGTACAAAATCCAAAACACGAAAGTGATGTAAGCCCATCAGCTTCGCCATGAAATACCTGTCCCAACTGGGATTAACGCTAGGAATCGTAATAGAAGACGCAAAAGGTATATTAGCGGCAGCTTACTTAAGTAATTGATAACAGATTACTTAAAATGAGGAGGATAATGATACTTCTGCCGGCGAGGAGCCGGTAGCCTGGAGTAGCGTCTGGGATTAGCTTACTGCGATGAAAGGGCTGTGGTGAGATGATATGATAATGGAGCTTATGTTAGCCGTGCATATTCCCGATGGTAAGGGGCCGGGATAAATATAATTATCGGCAGTAAATCTGCCGGTAATGCCAATACTCTTTAGAGCTAGCATAAGAATATAAAACTTATGTTTTTATGCTAGCTTTAAAACATCAGAAAAGAGTTTGTCAGGCTCGCCAGCATAAAGGACAAACATGCTGGAATACGATATAAGGAAGAGAGGCGAAGGCAGTGTTAGCAGTGGCAGAGAAGAAATTAATGGATTTGTCTGAAATAGTAATAGATGAGACTATGAATAAAACAGAGCGGCTCAAAAAATATATAAGGGACATCGGCAATCCCTATGAATTCAGGGTAGGAGATGTTGAGGTAATGATTTCATTTGAATCAGATGGGCAGAGCTTACAGGAAAAGATGGAAGGATATTTCAGTTCAAAAATTATTTGAGATTCACTTGCAATGGGAGGCCGAGCTTGTTATGATAATAAAAGGACAAATCAAATCTCATATTTACAAGTAATTCTCAATTTTATTATAGGAGGATTACTTATGGAATCATTCATGCAGGAATGCTATTTAACTGCGTCTTACGCAAGATTATCAAAAGATGATGGCGACAAGGCAGAAAGCGATAGCATTAATAATCAAAAAGAACTTATCAGAAATTTTGCAAAATCTCACCCAGACATTCAAATAGTAGAAGAGTATTCCGACGATGGATTCAGCGGAGTTAATTTTGATCGCCCGGATTTCAAGCGGATGATTGAAGATATAAAGGCCAAGAAAATCAAATGCGTAATCGTAAAGGATTTATCCAGGTTTGGCCGCAATTATATCGAAACAGGAAAGTATATTGAGGAGATATTCCCGTTTATGGGAGTTCGCTTTATTGCGATTAACGATGATTACGATAGTACAAGGAAAAAAACGCAAAGTGATAATCTTGTATTACCCTTTAAGAATTTAATAAACGATATTTACTGCAAGGATATCTCAACCAAAGTACGGTCAAACTTAAATGCAAAACGAAAAAAGGGTGATTACGTTGGTTCATTTGCGCCATATGGGTATAAAAAATCGGAGGAAAACAAAAATCAACTGATTGTTGATGAACCTGCAGCCAGAATAGTGAAAAAGATGTTTGATTTGAAGCTTGTGGGAAAGAGTAATCAAGGTATTGCCGATGTGCTGAATAACGAGAAGGTACCCACCCCGTATGAATACAGGATACAGACAGAACAAGGGAAAAATTTTAATACTAGTTTTGAGATACATAGCAATCCCCAATGGTCGGTTAATGCTGTGCTGCGGATTTTAACGAACGAAGTCTACCTGGGGCATATGGTGCAAGGTAAGAGCGTTCGCCCCAATTATAAAGTAAAGCAGCCGGTTAAATTAGATAGTAATGAATGGATTTGTGTGAAGAACACTCATGACGCAATTGTCTCACAGAATAATTTTGACTTGGTTCAAAAGTTGTTACTTATGGATACGCGTACTCCCCCGGGCCAAGATACATTATATATGTTTTCGGGTCTGGTGCATTGTCCGAATTGTGGAGAGCATCTGATCAGAAAATCAATCTCTTTAAAGAAAGCGAAATACGTATACTATGGCTGCTATACAAAAGACCGCAGGATTAAGTGTAAGGGGATTTCTATCAGGGAAGATACATTGGAACAGGTGGTATTAGAAGCGATCCAAAGGCATATAGAACTGATAGTAGAAATGGATGAGCTATTTTCATATGTGGATAAAATACCATTACAGCAACAAGAAATCAGGGATCTGGACGGGCGAATCAATGAATTAAAAAAAGAAATTACAAAATATCAAAAGTTAAAAAAGTCATTACATGAGGATTATCAAGCGGGAATCATAAACCAGGAAGAGTATATTGATTTAAAAAATATCTATAATCTTGAGGGAAAAGACTTAGAGCCATTGATTCAAGATCTGAAGAAAAAGCGAGAGGAGGTATTAGCCGGAAAAAGTGATAATCAAGAATGCATTGACTTATTTAAAGAATTCAGAAATATAACTGAATTAAATAGATATACATTAGTCATGTTAATATCCAGGATCGAAGTTTTTTCAAAGGAAAAAATCCATATTTGTTTTGCCTATCAAGATGAATTTGATAAAATGAACCGTCATATTCAGCAGCTGAAAGTGAGGGGATAGATATGGCCAGAGTCAGCAGAAAGAATAAAAGTATAGCAGTACAGCTTAAAAGCCCGATTGAGCAGATGTATATGGCAGCGCTATACATTCGTTTGTCAAGTGAAGATGATGTAAAGGATGGTAATAACAAACTGGAGAACCAGGAGCAGGTAATTCGAGAATATGCCAAAGGAAAATCGGATATTCGTATATGCAAGGTATATTGTGATAATGGCTGCACCGGTACTAATTTTTCAAGAGCTGCTTTCGAGGAAATGCTTCAAGATATCAAACAAGGAAAGATAAATTGTATTATCGTAAAGGATCTTTCGCGGTTAGGAAGAAACCATCTTGAGGTAGAGCAGTACATTCAGATTATTTTTCCGTTTTTAAAGGTTAGGTTTATTGCCGTGAATGATGGCTTTGATACATTGTATTCTGATAGCGATATTACTGTTTCTTTGAAAAACATATTAAATGCGGCCTATGCAAAAGATATTTCCCGCAAGGTATCCAGTACCAAGAAGGCGCAGCGCAGCAAGGGCATGTTTACGGGTAATATACCGCCATATGGATATAAAAAGTCCAAAAAAGATCCGCATAAATTGGTAGTTGATGAGGAGATAGAAGAAGTTGTCATGAAAATATTTGGTCTCAAATTGCAGAGTAGAACAAACACTGAAATTGCTAAGATCTTAAATGAGGAAGGTGTATTTTGCCCCACCAGATACTGGTATCATAAGGGGCTTGTTCATCAAGAGAAATTTGCCGGTGGCATCTGGTCATCGCCGACAATAAAGACTATTCTTCGCAACCAAATGTATGTTGGGGATATGGTACAGGGAAAGAGGGTTCGGTGTTTGGCAGAGGGTATGTCAAAAGAGCGAAAAGTGAAAAGAGAAGAATATGTGGTTGTGGAGGGTACACATGAGGCGTTGATTGAAAGAGGCGTTTTTGAAAGAGTCCAAATCATCTGTGAAGAAGAGATTGAGCGAAACCGACAAAAGCGAAATAAGTACAAAGACATTACGAGTTCTGAAGATTTGCTAGGACATCTAATCTCCAGCTCTGATGGACAAAAAATGTATCGCAGCCGAAATGTATATGAGAATCAGCGGGTTACATACAGTTATGTAACTGCCAAAAACAGAAAGCCGGATGGAAGTGATTACCCGTTTTTCTATATTAATGAAGAGAATGTCCTATTAGGCCTGAAAAGTGCAATTTATACTCACATTGAGTTGCTGTTTACAATGTCTGAACTGATTGATAAACAAGCAATTAAAAAGGAAGTATTAGCAGAAAGAGCGGAGCGTGAAGCTCAGATAGAACGTTTAAATAGAGAGCTGGGTAGCTATACAGAGTGCTTAGCCAGAATATATAAAGATATGTCAATGGGAACGATTACCCCGATAGAATACAAGGAACTAAAAAACGGATATGCCCGGAAAAGAGAAGATGTTAGAAGGGAATTAAATGATTTGCAGCATAGGAATAGTCCGAAAAGAAACATGCAAGTTTATACACGGAAATATCAAGGACAATTTCAGCAATTTATAGAGAGGGGGGAGTTAACCAAGGAACTGATTCATATTTTGGTTAAGGAGATAATTGTTATCGGCAAGAAAAAAATAAAGGTCACATTTTTATTTGAAAATGAAATACAGAAAGTTTATGAGGAAATCATGGGAGGTGAAAATTAATGCCGGATATTACAGCCTTATATATCCGTATTTCACTAGAGGATATGGATTTAGATGAACTTAAGCAAGAGAGTAATAGTATTCAAAATCAGCGGCTGCACTTGCGTAATTATCTGGTGAGTAATCCGGATGCAAAAATAGGACAGGTTAGAGAGTTTGCGGATGATGGGTATTCCGGAACAAACTTTGAACGCCCGGCATTTCAGGAGATGTTGGAGCTGGCACATGCCGGGCAGGTCAAATGCATTATTATTAAGGATTTCTCCAGACTGGGACGTAACTACTTAGGGGTAGGGAATTTTCTGGAACAAGTATTTCCAAGTCTGAATATTCGTGTTATTTCTGTGGATGATCTATATGATAGTTATGAAAATCAGGGAGATGTACCTGGAGTGGGTGTGGTATTTAAGAACATTATTCATGATTATTATAGTAAGGAGTTGTCCGTCAAGGTCATACAAGCGAGAAGGGGATTGGCGAAAAAAGGGTTGTTCATGGCTGGCATTCCACCTTATGGGTATTTGAAAGATCCAAATGATAAATATCATCTGGTTGTCGATCCGGATTCGGCTAAGGTTGTAAGGCTAATATTTTCTTTTGTGCTGGAAGGAAAAAGAACGAGTGAAATTGCAAGAATTTTAAATGAGCGAAAGATAGAAAGCCCGGCCAGACGGCTGTGGCGTCTGGGTATACGAGGGCGGAATAAAAGTAAAGAAGAAATTGAGACATTCATTTGGCGTTCGGATGTAGTCGGTAAAATCCTTAGGAATGAGGTTGTTCTGGGACATGTTGTGAATCATAAGGTGGAGCGAAAGCAGATTGGTAGGGCGGGTTTAAAACATGTGGATGTTAGGGATCATATTGTTATTCCGGATATGCACGAAGCAATTATTGATCAGCAGACATTTGATAAGGTGCAATGCTTGATTCAACAGAATAAAACTGGCCGTATTAATAGGAATCTGGTGTTGGGAAAATATCCTCTTAGTGGAATTGTAAGGTGTGGGCATTGCGGGCGCAGTATGGTGATAGAAGGTAAGAAATATAAAACGTATATTTGTACTCGTTCACGGGTTTCGGGAGAGGCAGGACATCGGAAGGTGAAAGTACAGGAACAAGAGCTATTGGATACAGTTGCTAATATTATTTATTTTGCTGTGAAATTGCAGAGTGAGGAGGTTGGAGTCGGGATAGAGGAAAGGCGAAGAGAAAAAGTACTGTCTTGTGAAAAGAATGATAATTCTGTGGAAGGGAGACGGAAATTCCTGGAGCTTTATGAGCAGTATGCGGGTGGCCGGATTAGTAAGGAAGAATTTATGGTGAAAAAGGAATTGATTTCTAGGCAATCCAGTGAAGTTAATAGTAGCCCAGAAGAATCTAATCTCTTTGGCGAAAGTACGATGAAGAGAGAGCTGGAAGAAATTGTTCGTTTGGATGATTCATCATGGCTTTGTCGTGAGCTTCTGCATAGTATTATCAGTGAAATAAGAGTGTTTCCGGGACAACGGGTAGAGATTGTGTGGAAATGTAAGGATTGGTTTGAAAGATGTGGTTAAAATAAAAAGTGAAGCTTAAAATGTGATTAATAAGTGATTGGTTGACCCCATGTAAGAGATTTTATCAGTGTACAAATAATTTGTTTTAGGATATAATAAAAAAGGAACGCAAAGGAGGAATGAAGTATGGCTTTAGCAGCAAAAAAAGAATTTCAAGTAGAAATTGTTGAAGGTCAGGAAGAA